AGTGTTACCGTTACTATCTGCGCCTAAGTTGATGCGAGTAGCGCCAGAAGTATTTAGCAAGCCTTCGCCGTTGGCTGGGTTGTAGCCATAGAGAAGAGCGTTACGCAATTGCTGAGCAATACCTTGACGAGCAGCTAAACGGAGAGCCTCTGGGAGTGCATAACCCCAAGCACCAGTAGCAGCTTCATCGAAGTTGTCATACTGAGCGCGGGTTTGCAGACGATAAGTAGCAGTACTAATCATCGAAGGGATAACAGATGCGCTTGGCAACTGGTTAGCCGTAGATTGATTAGCTGATACTTGGGTTGTCAACTGAACCTTTTTAGCATAAACATAAAGGTCAGCTTCACCAAGGCGTGGCATTGGGTTCTCTGTTGCCAGAGTTGTAAACGCACCAGAAGCCAAACTGTACTGCATAATCAGCTCAGGCATCATGAAGTGTGGGTTTACTGTTACATACGAGGGTGCAAATCCTGACATGATCTATTCCTTTCTTAGATTAGGACAACTGCTACAGGAGCAGCAGATGAGCCACCAACGATGGTGTTAGACCAGTTAGCATTACCAGTACCAGAATTGTAATTAACAATTTTGTTACCAGAAGTGCTGATACGCAAGATTTTGCAAGGTACTGCAAAGTTGCTCGTTGCTGTTGTTGTTAAACGAAGGTTAGTTGTATCCCAATATACAGTTTCAGTAATGGAGCTACCAGCCAAAGCTACGATAGAAGCATCGCAAGGCAATGGAATACGAGCGCCGCTACCAAAACGGTAGAAGTTTACAGACATGCCGGGTGAATACAACGGTGCTGTGCTTTGTGGGGTTGTAATACCTTGGAAAGCTTGGTTAAACACGGCAATACCTGTTGGAGCAGCTACAGTAGATGCTTGAATAACAGTAGAGCCTAATGTGTCAGTACCGGGTTGTGTATCACCAGAGTAAACGCCTGATTGTGCTGTTGGAATTGTTTCAGCGATTGGAACTCCGCCCCATAAAGGAGAAGTAGCAGAAGTTGAAAGAACGCCACCAGCCAACCAGAATTTAACTGCTGGATCGTCGAGTGCATCACCTTGAGTAAAACCAGCGGAGTTGGTATTAAATAAGCCAGCAGCGTTGGTTGTTACCATTGGTTGTAGAGAAATTTGTGCGGTCATGGCTTATCCTTAGCGCTTAAAATTTTCAGTATTAAACTTCATTACCCGATGTGTTGGGAGCTTGAAGTCACCTAACCATGCTTCCATATCACCACGGTATTCAGTGATGGTACGACCAGCTTGGTCTTTTTTGTGCAATGCAATAAGTTGACCTTTAGCAATTGCACCAGTGCCACGGGAAGCAGCAAGAGCGTCAGCATAAACACGTTTTTCAACGATAGAAAGCATAGCTTCATCTTTGATTGAGTTTACGTTGATATTCTTCATTTCGTCGCTATGCGCTTGCAAACCACGAACCATACGCTTACGGTAAGCAGTTAAGCTCTCACCTTGCAATGGACGGGAAGCAGATTTACCGAAAGCAGAGTACACAGAGTCAGCTTTAGCTTGGCAATCAGCATAAGCAGCTTCTTCGTCATCGCACTTCTGAGCTTCTTCGTCGTCATCTTTACGGTCATCTTCTTCGTCGTCGTCTTTTTTGAACTCCATGTGACCCGGATGTTCAACTTCGCCTTCGTCGTCTGGTTTGATTTCGCCAGCTTTACCGTGCTCTTTAGGATCGGAACCTTCTGCATCCTTCTTAGCTTTACGCATCATGAATTTCTTAGCCTTGGCTTCAGACATATCGTCATCATCCTTTTTGGCTTCTTCTTCTTCATCGTCGTCACAAGCTTCCATGTCGTCATCTTTTTTCGCTTTGGCTTTTTTATCAGCCGCAGTTACTAGTGGTGGCGCAGGAAGGTTTTTTTCCATTTCATCAATGCGAGTAATTGTTTTACTCAACAAAGATAGAATGGCATCTAATTTATCGCCTTGGGCATCTGCCTTTGGCTCAATCTTATTTTCAGTCATTTTCAGACACCTCATTGTTAGTTAATAAAACTCCAGCAGCGTCGCCGCCTTTGTCCCATACCCCTTTTGAACCTCTAGCTTTCGTAACGATTGCTATGTGATCCAAAAGGAATGGCACACCCTCAATCAAGAGTGGCTCGCCATTCTCGGTTGTAAGTGTAATGTTACCAGCAGTTTCATCAAAAACAACTGCTGGGGAAGTCGATACTTCGCCTTCCAAAATTTCATCTATTGCGGCTTGATCGTAAATCTTCGCAATACCCCAAACTTCATCGCCTTTAATGTAAGGCATCAAAATACTGCCTACGGCGCGGTCTTTAAACTCTTGGGTAGTTAAAACTTGTGTTTCTGGATGATCCATAATCACCATCAAGCCATTACAGCGCTTTAAAAACTCATCGTTTAAATAAAGTGATGGATCACGCCATACATGTTCGCCAATGCTAGAACGGAACGCGAGTCCAGTGCCGGTAATACGAATTGCCAGCAAAGCAATATTGGCGTACATTTGGGGACTTGCCAAAATACCTTGACTGATTAATTCAGCAATATCAGTTTCAGTTTTGGCTTTCGCTACTTTAAACGCTGTTTCCATACCCGGGTGAAGCGGGAATGGTGGGCTGTCAATATTGCACCAATCGAACCCAGTAGATTCGTAATTTAATTTAACATCGCCTTTTTCTACATCGCGAGCGATGTAAGTACAAAATTCGCCGTCATCAAACAAGACTTCTAACTTGCCTTCATACTTTAAGCCTGTTTCTTCAAAACATTCACGGCGAGCCGCATCCTCTAAACTTTTATCTTGTTCGTTTTGGTGTCCACCGGGGACAGCCCAAGTGCCGGGATAATCACCGCCATTACCGCGGCGAATCAACAAAATCTCTTCATCTTTAGTAACAAACATAATGCCCGCGCAACGTCCAGCAGCGCCCGCATCGTTAGCGACGGGTTCGACTACGGCTGGGGCTTCAGGTACTACTTCCATCGAATCTGGTACGCAATTCGGTACGCTTTTACCGTCTTTTTCTTTCATGCCATATTGGGTATAGCCTTCCCAACATGGATCTTCATCTGGAATAGCCTGTGCATACTCAATTAACGCATCGCACATTTCTTCTAAATGATTCTGCGCTTCATCCGCATCGCATTTCCATTTTTTCAATGCTTTGTTGATTCTAGAGTCGGGATCGTGCGCTGTTTTTTCGGAAGTAAGTTTGGCTTTCATACCCTTCATGCGGGCGCAGAAAGACTCTTTACGAGATCCGCCTTCAGGCTGCGGGGCTTTTAAATGGGCGCCATGTTCCTTGTTATAGGACTCGCGACCTTTTTCATTTAGCCCGCCATTCTTGTTTTTACCTTCTTTAGTCTGCCAAGCTTCAGAATCGTCGGTGCCAAAGCGAGGAACAACTTCCTCGTCGCAATCGTCGTCCTTTTTCATTTCTTGAATGTGCTGGGCTACTTGATATAGCTTTTCGCCAATATCTTTAATCTGTAGTTTTTGTAGTTCTTGGCTTAACGCGCCTTTACGAACCACAATATTGCTGTCAGTTTCATATTCAGCAGGGGCTAATAGCATGGGAGCAGACACTAAAGAATCTTCTTTAAGCGCGGTTACTTCCATTTCTTTGAGTAATAGCTCATTTAGCCATTCCATCTCTTCAGCTTCATTATCGTCTTTATGTTTGATGAATTTTTCACCAACAGACTTCGGAATACCAATATTAGATTTACCTGCTGCGGCAGCGTACATCGCTTTTCGTTGGTTTTCCGACTTAAATGGCATAGGTTAAAACCCTAGTAAATTTTCTTGGATTGTAACGCTTCTTTACCTTTTTGGGTAATCATTTCATCGGGCAGTTGACTCACTCGATATAAATATTTATACCGGCACCGGCAATATACCTCTTCGCCGGGTGCGACCACATCGTTAGTATATCCGCTTTTTGGCTTTACATAACCATCTTTTGCAGCCCAACTACCGCGTATTAAAAATATTTTTTCGTCTAGTTCGCGGTGATCTTCACGATAGTCATAGTTTGCTTGACGCCAATTGCTATGCCATTTTGCTGCAATTGCACCATTATCGATAGCTACGATCTCATTGATATTGGCTACTAGCTTGTGAGTTTGGTCAATAATGACACGGCGTTCCTTAAATGGAAGCAACCCCAACTCTTTTTTAATGTGTTTTTTCTCTTCTTGGCGATCTACTGCATCGCTTCCGCCCACTGGGATCGAAGTCGCCCACCCTGCAAATCGACGCAAAGTATTACTAATTGACTCTTCGCGGTTATATTTAATCAGATTGGCGCTTGCCATGATGCGGCGATCGAGTTCAGCTCGTAGCTTGGGAGTCAGTTTGGCTACCGTAAAACGGCTAACATCCTTATTTACTAGCCCACCTTTGGTCACTAATCGATCAAAAGCACCTTTCAAAGAGCGTTCTAATTCTTTTTGCAGTGTTTGAGGCGTAATTAATGATTTTACAGCAGCAGTTTTTAGCTCTTTTACCCAATAATCAAGCCTATTTTGGCTATCAAAGCCAAAACGCATGAAATCGTTGATAGCCGCTGTAAGGACTTCATAGAAAGTCACGGCTTAATCCTTGGATGGTGGCTCAGTTGGGGCAGTCAGTGGGGTAGGTGGCTCATACTCCATAATCTCTTCAATATCCAATTGCATCGAAGATTTGAACATTTCTGGCATTTCTGACAGGTTGTCTTGCGCCCATTGAATCGCGCGGGCGCGGTTTTCAGGGTTTACTACTGGCAATAGGGTGCGAAGGATCTCGGTCATACCTTTGAGTTTAACTTCTTCAGTCTTAACCAACTCGCTTGGGGTTTCCTCAATCATGGAATCCCAAGTTGGGGTAAACGCATCTTTCCATTCATAGAACGCTTGTTCATACGTTTTTCCTGCGTACATGTCAGGATATTTATTCTGAATAGCTTCAAAGAATTGTTTGTTCCATGCGCGGTGCATTACTATTTTGTCAAAGAACTCAAATAGGGTACGCATATCGTTGCGTAAACCTGTGACATATTGAGCGATCGCAATCGCGTCTTGGCTACCTTCTGCAAAGCTATTAGCTAGGGCTTCATCTTTTAGCAAGATGGCTGGCACGTCGGTTGCAGCGGCGATATTGGCAATAATATTATCTCGCGCCGTAGTCATCGCAGTATCAGTATTGTTCAGGTCAATAGACTCGATATCTTCATCGATATCGATAGACAATACGTTACCGGTAACGCCTTGTTGCAGGTAGCTACGCTTAATTCCTGACGCAGTTTGCATCAAACGATTAACGATTGAGCCAGATTGTTTTTGCTTAATAACCAGCAGACCTGCTTTGAAAGTAACGAGGTCATCAGTGACCATGCTCTGTACAAACGACTTCAAAGGATACAGGGCGCGTTGGAATACAGAACGACCTGTGAAACCAAAACCAGATGGCTGGAAGCTTAAATAAATCGGCGTATTGTTAAACACAATACAGCTACGACTTGGATGATATGGTTGACCCGCAGCCGTAATGTAGGATAGCGGCTTTTGGAAATCTGGCGCGTTAGGGTTCTGATTGGTGACGGTTGAGCCAGCAAGGTTTAACGGGTCAAGTTTATTAAAATACAAATTTAAATCAGGTAGTTTCCAAGGATCAATTTCTTGGTCAGTTGGAACCCCTTCGGCGCCATAAACAATCGCAGCTACACCATACACACGTTTAAGAAAGGTTACGTCGCGAATAAGATTTGTAGCGTCCAGATTGTTCCACTCTTCATGAAATGCTTTAATGAGCATATCTTTTGGGTGGCAATCCATTGCGATTAAGCGTGGTTTTGCTAAAGCTAATACGATGGGTTTTTCAATAATTTTAGCGGCTAATGGATGATACTCAAAAATCGCTTTACAAGTCTGATATCCAACGGGACTGCCCGGCTCGATTGCTTCAGACTGCAAGAAATCCATTAGTGGGGAAGGTAAACCGGTATTTGATATAGTCACGTCAGACATAGATTATTCCCAAAAATATATTGCCCATAATACCACTAGAATCCCAGTTTGTTACCTAGTCCAAGCGCAATTCCGTAGACAGTAGCATCCAATAGATCGTCTGATCGTTTGTGAGCGTCTGGATCCCCTAGTCTAAACGAGGTTAGCTGAGTCAACAAGTGATTTCGTGTGGCGCCCTTAAATCCAACGGTTTTATTAAACGCAACATCACTAATTTTCACTAATTCTTGATGATAGTATCCAGAGATACTAACCACGCGCTCATCTTTGCCAACTTGTACCAGTTTACTGTCAATCCCGCGCATATTCCACCCGCGGTTGTTGGCTTGCTGTAACAAGATTGAACCAGTAGCTGTGTCCTCAACGAACACACCTGCGCTGCCGTATCTTGCCCCACAGCTCTTAGCTAACTCTTCTAGCTTATAGAACACACTTGGAATCCAGTGTTCTAATAGCCCGCCGTCAATTTGCACGATATCCCAATCTAGGATAGTTAGCGGTATGCCAAACTCATTGAGCGCGAAAAATACCACAGCCGTGCCGTCATGTTGTTTACCGCCTTTGACCGCCGTATCCATGATGGCGTACACCGCGTCACAATTCTTGGGATAGGCTACTGGTTGCTCGTCGACTAACAGCTTTTCGGCTGATAGCAGGGCAATATTCGACCAATCGACAAACTCGGCAAGATACTCTTGACGGAACACCATTGGATGGTTGCGTTCGCGTTCGCGTTCTAACTCATCTAACGGAACGTAAGGGTTTGTACTAGTAGGCGCATGGAATGAGTGAAACCCTAAGTCGGGTTCTTGACAGGCTGAATAGAAGAAGTTGTCAGGGTCAATTCCGTTTGGCGTACTGAACACCCACGCAATCCCGCGAGTGGTTAGCATCGTTGGCTTTATGGACTTAAACCAAATCTCGTCTTTCATCTGCGGTGACTTGGTAAATCCTGCCTCATCGATGAGCACTAAGTCATACTCGCGCCCGCGCCCTGCTAGCTCATTATCATTTAGCGTCCAAAAGTCAATTTTGCCGCCGCTTAATAGTTTGATGGTTCCGTCATTGCGGTTGGCGCTTTTAACGATGGGATCTAACATATCGCGCAAGTGATCCCACGGTTCGGCAAGCTGTTTGTGCTCGGGCGCGAATATTCCGACTGATTGCCCATTGCCCCCAGCCCGGGCTGCTAGCCATTCCATGAATCGTGTTTTGCCCCAGCGTCGTCCGCAGCGCGTCGCGTTTAAGCGTTTTTGCTGTAAAAACAGGGCATGTTGCCCTGAATGTAGTACTGGTAGTTTGACCCTACGGGTATCAGCCATTAGCTAGTAGCTTTCAGCTCGGGGCTAGGATCTGGTAGCGTGTTCTCGATCACAATGCGTAATTCATTGGAGCCGTCAGCTTCTGGCTTGGCGGGCTTCCAGCCGTGGAGGTGAGTAAGCACTGTCGTTGCAGCTTTGGTATCCCCATTAATTGCATTACGCATTAGCGATCCGCTTACATCTGCATGATTTTTGGCACGTCCATAAATGACTGCTTCGGCAGCTTTTTGGTCAAATTGGCAAAGACGATTAAAGTCTACGGGCAAAAAGCCAGCAGCAATAGCTAGTGCATCTCCGGATAAACCCCTATACGCCGCATCATAGATGTTGGCGATCTCTTCTTCCGTAGCTACGATTTTGTCAGTTTTATGATCGATTGAATAAAATAGTGGGTCAAGTGCGAAACGGTCGTTCATGTTTCCAGCTCCCAGTATAGTTAAACAATGCCTTGATATTAGCACAAACCCTAAAAAGTGCAACAAGCTTGTTTTACATATTATGTTAGTAGATACTAACTTAGTTTTATAACTATAAAAATTTTTTCGGCTTTTGTAAAAGACTTTTTTGCATAGTTCCTAGAATAAAAAACCCTCTCATCGTACCCACCTAAATTAATGACCCCCTTTTTCGATTTTATATGGCAAAAAATCCCCGCCATATAGAATAAGGTTTAGCGGGCGATATCGCCCCGCAAGCCCCTAGCTATAAGCCCCTAGCTAATAGCCGGTAGATTTTAGATTACGGCTTGCGTATAACCGCTATTATGTCAAACAAGATTGGGTCAAATTGTCATCTATAAGCTAGTGGCTATTAGTTAAAAGCTATTAGCTTGGGGTTTGAAATTTAAACCGGAGCGGGGCGCGATCAAAACTTACTATTAGCCCCTAGCTATTAGCTATTAGCATTTACCCAAAAATCAGGGGCATTTGCACGCTCAAAAATTATGGGTCAAATAGGTCAATTGTCATTAGCAAAACAGTCGCACGCCTACAACATTGTAAAACCCTTAAAAATACCATATTTAAAATTTATATATGTATTAAGTATGACAATTTAACCTATACCAAGCTACAAGCCCCTAGCTATAAGCCTCTAGCTAAGGTCATTAACCTATGTTTACATACCCAATTCATAACCCAAAACACCCATAAAAAATGACAATTTGCAAAAATGCGACAATATTGCAAAATAAAGTGTTGCACTATCTTAAAAAGTGTTTACAATGTTTTTATGCGATCAAACAATAGCGCATGACAATTTAACCTATAAAGGGATAAAAAATGGAAAAGCTAGATAAAAAACAAATTAGTATTTGGGATTTTTTGGGCGCTTGCGTATTGGGCGCGATCATTGGCGGCTTGTTTGCCGTCGCAATTCTAGGGGGGTTTTAATTATGCAAAAACTAACATTTAACGATTTTGGCTGGATTGTGATCGCGATCGAACGCACCGGCAATTACTTGCAGCATATTAGATTTGACAATAAGCGCGACGCCCGAGCATTTCTAAAGGCGAATCCAGACGCATGGTTTTGCGGCTAAACAATCAATTAACTAGAGGAAAAATCGACAATGAAAACATACAATAGAGAATTTTTTATTCCCGCAAATTATGAGCTATTAGCTAATAGCCCCGAGCTAGGATTTGCCGCTTATGGCATAGCCGAGCCGCGAGCCGTTGCGCTCATATTTTCAGGGAAAAGCAATAAACCACGCTTGCATTATCGATTCGCTAGCGTGGAAAAGCGCGACGCTTACATAAATGAGCAATTAAGCGCACTAGAAAAAAGCGCCGCCGATAAGCTAGCCAAGCGCGAGATTAAAAAGCAATTAAGCGCCGCGCATGACGTAAAACCGGGGGATATTTTCCGGTGCTCATGGGGTTACGATCAAACCAATATTGATTTTTATCAAGTTTTAAGCGTATCCGGTCAAATGGCGAAAATCTCGCAAATTCGCGATATATCAGAGGATAGCCGCGAATGTTTTATGCAAGGCGAGAGCGTGCCAATGCCCGGCGCCTTCATTGGCAGCATATTAAGCAAAAAAGTGCAGCGATATAGTGAAGATTCGGAGCCGTATTTTAAAATCAATTCATTTTCATGCGCTCGCCGGTTTAAGCCCGCCGCCGTTATTGATGGAAAAGCAATATTTGAGCCTAGCGCTTGGACGGCATACGCTTAATTTTTAACTTACTAGAGGATATAAAACCATGATACAAACCAATGATTTTACCCGCGTGAATAATGACATTAACGGTAATCCGCGCTTTGTTTGCCATTTTTTGCAATTTACTACTAATAACGATCTAGCCGATTATATGGGCATGGATAAGATTAGCCGTAAGTATGACCTAGCTTTAAAGCGAGCCAAGCCGCTAGGCGGGCGC